AGGGCGGAGCCGGTTACGTGCGCGACCGACTCGCCGAAACCCGGGTCGGATGGTCTGATCAGAACTACAACGAAATGACCCGGGTCGGGGATCTCTTCGGCCCCAACAGCGCGAGCCCGACCGCGAGCATGGCGAACTCGCCGCGCAACTACGTGCAGCAGACGACGAGCAGCCCGACGGTGAACGCCGAAGTGACCGTGAACGTGGGAGACAACGCGACCCCGCGCGAGACCGGCGACGCCGTCGCTAAGGCCGTCACTGGCGAATGGTGGAACGCCCCCGACTACTCCGCGAACCTCGTCGCGGTGGATCAGTGAGGATCCCGGCATGGCCACGCTGATCAAGTTCCCAGACGGATCCAGCTTCACGATCGACGCGACGACGACGCGCAACCCTACGACCACGGTCGAGGTCACCGAGCACCCGATCGAGACCGGGGCGAGCGTCACGGATCACCAGATCATTCGCCCCTTCGACTTGAAGCTCGACGGGACGCTCGTCGACTTCCCTTTGAAGGACACCGCGAACGAGGGCGCGGTCGGCCGTGCCGCTCGGCTGTTTGACCGCATGGAAGCCGCGCAGCTCGGCGGCGAGCTGTTGACGGTGGTCACGCCTGACAAGCAATGGGAGCGGTTGAAGATCGTCACCCTCTCGGCCCCTGTTCGTCGGAAGGGGACGATCAACTTTTCGGCGTCCCTGAAACAGGTCCAGGTCGTCGAAACACAGACGGTTGCGGTCAAGCGGACGAACCTCGCAAAGGGCAAGGGTAAGACGAACGGCGGCCGACAGACGGGGCGAGACGCGACCCCGGCCGAGAAGCGGAAGAGCCTCGCCGCAAAGCTGAACGACAAGGCGTTCGACGCCGTCAGTAATATGATCTTGGGTAAGTGAGACCATGGCGACCGTTCTTCCGACGCGCACCGATACGCCTTTCTACACGTTCGAGATCGACCTCGACCTGCGCACGTTCACCTTCGAGTTCAGGTGGAACGATCGGCTTGGTGCGTGGGTTATGCAGATCCAAGACCTCGCAGGTACGGTGCTGCTCGCGGGCCGCCGCGTCGTTCTCGACACGCCGTTGCTCGCGCGCTTCCGCGACCCTCGACTGCCTGACGGCGAGCTGCTGGTGATCGACACAACGGACGAGAAGCGCGAGCCCGGCCTCGACGAGCTTGGACCCGACGCGCGGTGCAAGGTGCTTTACTACTCCCTCGCCGAGCTGCGCGACGCGGCCGAGAACGGGGTCTGATCGTGGCCGTGCTTGACAAACGGTTGTGCGTCGTAGTCGTCGACTCGGTTCGCGTCGAGGGTCTGCGCATTCAGTTCCAGGTGCACAAGGGAACAGGCAAGGAGCCAAACACCTGCGAGGTCCGAATCTACAACCTCGCCGAGAAGACTCGCTCGGGCATGCAAAAGAAGTATGCGCCCGTGATCCTGACGGCCGGTTATGAGGGTAACGCGGCTGTGATCTTCAACGGGGACGCGCGCACGGTCGACCACGTGAAGCAGGGTTCGGAGTGGGTAACGATCGCGAAGTGCGGCGACGGCGAGCGTGCCTATACCTTCCAGCGAATCAGCCGTTCCTTCGGGCCCGGAACTCGGATCGTCGACGTCGCGCTCGCATGCGCTGATGCGCTCGGGCTCAATCCCGGCAACCTGCGCGAAGAGCTGGACAAGGGCAGCTTTCGCGGCGGCCTGACCGAGTTCACAAACGGCCGGGTAGTGCACGGCAAAGCGTCGGCCGAACTCGACAAGGTGCTGCGCGGGATCGGGTTGTCATGGTCCGTGCAGAACGGCGAGATCCAGGTGCTTCGAGGTGACGCCCCCGCGCCCGGTCGGGCCGTTCTTCTCTCGCCTGCCTCGGGCCTGATCGGGTCGCCCGAGCACGGGTCGCCAGAGAAGAAGGGCAAGCCCTCGCCGATCAAGGCGCGGTCCCTGCTGCAACCTCAGATCATTTGCGGCGGCCGGGTTGAGATTCAAAGCAGGAGCATGAACGGGCAATTCGCTGTCAAGAAGGTGACCCACGCGGGCGACTCGCGCGGGCTCGACTGGTACACTGATCTAGAGGCCCTGCCCCTATGACTTCCCTTCGTGAGCCTACGATCGCCGAGATCATTCGCGCCGCACTCGACGCTCGGTGCGCCGACCTGCGCGTGAGCTTGCCGGGCGAGATCGTCAAGTTCGACCCCTCGAAGCAGCTCGCGGACGTGCGGCCCCTGTTGCGCGAGGGGCACGAAGACGAGACCGGGGTCGAGGTGGTCGAAGAGCTGCCCGTGATTCCGAACGTGCCCGTGCAAATGTACGGGGCGGGCGACCTCGTGCTGACCTTCCCCGTCGAGCAGGGCGACCCCTGCCTGCTCGTCTTTACCGACCGATCGCTCGACCTGTGGAAGGAACGCGGAACGAGTGTCGACCCTGTGGATCTGCGCCGCCACAACCTGACCGACGCCGTCGCGTTCGTCGGCGTTCGCGCGAAGCCCGCCGCGCTCTCAGGGTTCGACACAGACGCGGCGGCCCTGCGCCATGCTAACGGGAAAGGCGTGTTCGTGAAGTCGAGCGGCGTCGATCTGGGGATCAAGAACCCGGCCGACGCTGTGGCACTGGCGAGTAAGGTCGAGGCCGAGCTAAACAAGCTCTACACCGCCCTTGCCGCGCTGACGACCGTCGTCAACGCGCACGCGACCGTGTTCAGTGCTCACGTCCACGTGATAACGCTCGTCCCTGTCCCGTCGGCCGCACCACCCGCGACCCCTTTCGTCACAGGCACGCCGCCGACCACTGTCGCCCCTGTTGCGTCGATCGTCGTGAAGTGCGAATGACACGCGTCCTATACTGTTAAGTCTTCGACTGTTAGCGTGCGACGACATGAGCAAAGTCGCGCACCTCGTCGACGGGACGACCGCCGCCCTGTACCGCCTGACCGGCGACGGGACCGACGGCGAGCCTGACCTGACCGGGCAGGGCGCGAACGCCGTCCACCAAGGGGGCGACCCTCTTTCGAGACTCGCGGGCCGCTGGAACTTCGCGCGACACTTCACGGGCGACGGCGGCGGCTATCTGGTGGGCACCCTGCCGGACGTGTTCAACGGGATCCCCTACTGGACAAACAAGACTCTGACGATCGAGGCCGTGATCCGTGTCCCCTCGTCCGGGTTCTCGTCCGATCCTCTGACCGTGGGCTCGGTCTGCGCGATTGACGTCGACGGCCACCTGCGCACGTTCCTACAACTGGAAGTCGACCCGACCACGCGCGAACTCAAGGGCGGCTATACGTGGGGCGGCGGCGCGAATTGGACCTCGGTCGTGTCCACAGGGTACGCCCTGCCCGTCAGTGAGTGGGTACACGTCGCGGTCAGTCTCAACTGGAACGACGGTTTCGGTTACTGGGATCTGTATCTGTACGCGAACGGGGTCGCGGTCGGGTTCGCGAGTTCGAGCGACGTCCCGGACGAAGCCTCGGAGTATGAGCCCGACGGGCTCAAGGTCTACATAGGCGCGACAGCCTATTCGGACTATACCCCCGACGTCTTCGAGTTCCTTGGGGACATTGCCGAATTCGCCCTGCGCGCCGACGTGCGAACGGAAGCCCAGATCGCGGCCGACGCGGCGGGGCATGTCGTGTCGGCCGCGCCCGTGCAGCTCCCGCCCGAGCCGTGGACCTGGGTCGAGCCGCCCGACCGTGGAACCGTTCGCGACTTCGGGCTGAACCTCGACACGATGGAACTCCAGATCGGTCCTGACGGCGATTGGGTTCTCGTGCGAGACCTGGACGCAATCAAGCAAGACGCGCACACCGCGCTCGGCTTCATTCGGGGCGAGTGGTTCCTCGACCTCGACGAGGGCTTCGACGTCCTGGGAACGGTGCTCGTGAAGAGCCCGAGCGAGGATCTGATCCGGGCCGTGGTGCGTCTTGTCATGTTGAGGGTACGTGTAATAACGTCCGTGACCCGGGTCGACGTTGAACTCGACCGGACGCGGCGCGCGGCTTCGGTGACATGGTCGGCGGCGACGGACGTCGGCGAGCTGCGCAACCAAACGACGAGGGTCGGAGCATGAGCTACGGACTGACGCCCGAGGGTTTCAACGCGAAGCCCCTCGAAACAATCAAGACCGAGATCGAGGATGACTTTCGGGTCACCTTCGGGGCCGAGATCAACCTGCAACCTCGCTCGAACATGGGGCAGTTTATCGGCATCATGTCCGAGCCGCTGGCCGAGCTTTGGGAACTCCTGGAAGCGCTCTATATCGAGCTGACGGCCGACGGCGCGACGGGCGCGCAACTGGACAACCTCTCGGCCCTGACTGGCACGGTGCGCGACCCGCCCAAGCGCTCGCGCGTGATCGGCCTGCTCACGGGCACGGCCGGGACGGTGGTCCCCGCTGGTAGCGTCGCGAGCGTCGCGGGGACCGGGACACGCTTCGCGCTCGGCGCGGACACGACGATCTTCGAGGATGGGACCGAGGCCGAGTTCGTCGCCGTGGACACGGGTCAGAAGGTGTGCCCGGCCGGGACCCTCACCGTGATCTCGACGCCCGTCGCCGGATGGGACGCCGTCACAAATGCGGCCGACGCGTTCGAGCTGGGGACCGACTTGGAGACCGACGCGGCCTTGCGCATCCGCCGCGAGCAAGAGCTGCGAGCCCGAGGCAACGCGGCCCTTGAGCCGATCCGTCAGGAAGTGATCGAGGCCGACGAGACGATCACACAGTGTGTCGTGTTCGCGAACGACACCGACGCGGTCGACGCTGACGGCCTGCCCCCTCACTCGATCGAAGTGCTCGTGCAGGGGGGCGCGGCGAACGCTATCGCGCAGGCAATCCTCGACAGCAAGGCGGCCGGAATTCAGACCTACGGCAACACGAGCGGCACGGCGTTTGACGGCGAGGGCGAAGAGCACACCGTGTACTTCTCGCGGCCGACCGTCGTTCCCGTGTACGTTGGGATCGAGGTTGCCGTGCTCGGCGACGAGTACCCGATCGACGGCGACGATCAGATCAAGGCCGCGCTCGTCTTGTACGGTGACACTCGACTGACGATCGGCTCGGACGTCATTCCTAGCGCCCTGTCTGCCCAGGCGTTCAAGGTGTCGGGCGTCGACGAGGTCACGGGCGTGTTCGTGGGCACCACACCCTCGCCGGTCGGAACGACGCGAATCTCGATCGGTCCGCGTCAGCTCGCGGACCTGGACACCTCTCGGATCTCGGTGGCTTCATGAGCCTGTCGCCTATTGCCGACCACGTCGCCCGACGGCTTGCTCGCCTAGCGACGATCTACCGCAACAGCGAGTC